TTAGAGTTTGTTAAACAATACTATGGTTATAGTAATGAGAAAGCATCTCAGGTACTGAAAATACTATCTAATGAACAAATTGAATTTATCAAACAACGACTTGACACTGGTGGAAAAAAATGATTCTTTAAAATAGTTTTTTTATAAATAATATAAGGAACTATTTTAAATATGAAACTAAATCGGCAAAAAATAAAATATGGGAAACTTCCATTAAAACAAGACCTAGTAGAGTTATATGAAACTCATACACTACAAGAAATTGCCGAAGTTTATCAAACCACCAAAACTAGAGTTAGAAAATGGTTTGATGCTCTAGAAATACAAAAAAGACCACAAGGCGGTGGAAATAATAGGAAAGTAATTGATTCCGTTACAAAAGAAGAATTGCTTAATCTGATTAATTCTAAAAAAACAAATAAACAAATCGCAAATTTATTAAAATGTTCTGTGAGTAATGTTTGTAGACTTTTGAATTATTATAATTTAGGTAGACAAAACAATACTACACACTATAAAAAATATTGTAATAAAGTAAGAAGATTGACTGAAAAAACTTATGTTAAATATCAAAACATAATTAATCCAAATAATTATCCAAGAACATTATGTGGAGTTGAAGGTGGTTATCAAATAGATCATAAATTATCAGTAAGATTTTGTTATGATAATAATATATCTGAAGAAGTTTGTTCTTCTATAGATAATCTCCAAATGCTTGAATGGTCTAAAAACCTAAATAAAAGATATGTAAATAATTTTGAGGAAAATTATGTCAGGTGTAAATGAACCAATTGTGAAATGGTCTCCAGATATGATGATTGAAGTTTTGTTGAATGAACCTGATGATTTTTTAAAGGTTCGTGAAACTTTAACTCGTATCGGAGTCGCATCAAGAAAGGAGAAAAAATTATATCAATCTTGCCATATTCTTCATAAGCAAGGTAGATATTATCTTGTAAGTTTTAAAGAACTTTTTGCATTAGACGGAAAGCACGCTAATCTTACTATTAACGATGTTCAGCGTAGGAATCGTATTACTAAGCTTCTTGCTGATTGGGGACTCATTACGATAGTCAAAGAAGATTCAATTCTTGATATTGCACCACTGAATCAGATTAAAGTTCTGTCTTATAAGGACAAACAAGAATGGATTCTAGAACAAAAATATAACATTGGTAAAAGAGGTAAGACTGAAGAGTCTGAATAAATAAGTGTGAGACTCCTTTCGTGCGGTCTCTACAAAAGTCGGAAACCCTTATAGGTAGATACGGTATATACCGTATCTACTTTTTTTGTTTCGTTATAAATATATCGGATGCCGTAAGGGTCCACACAACACAAACTCGCTTTAACAAGGAGCTCAAAATGACCAATCTAACGAAGTATAATGCTGCGGATTTGGATCAGTTAATGCATCAGATTACCAGAAATTCTATTGGTATGGATGATTACATTACTAGAATTTTCAACGCATCTACTCAAAACTATCCTCCATATAACGTAGTTCAGGTAAATAGTACTGAAACACGTCTAGAAATTGCACTAGCAGGATTTAAAAGGGAAGAAGTAAATGCTTACACCGAGTATGGAAAACTTTTTATCAGGGGGGAAAAGGAACCATCTGACGAGACAGGGACGTTTATCCACAAGGGTTTGGCTCGAAGAAACTTTGAGCGATCCTGGACCCTCGCTGAAGACACCGAAGTCTCCAACGTCGTATTTGAAGACGGACTTTTATCAGTGACCCTTACAAAGGTTGTACCAGAACATCATCAGCGTAAAGAGTATCTCTAAATAATAGAGGGCTACCTTGTAAATATCGTCGTCGCAGAGGGGTAACTGTCCACTAGCAGTTGACACCCCTCTTTTTTATTGGTATAATTAATTTAGGAAAATTGTAAAAAAATGACCGTAAAACTTTTACTTCTGAAGTCTGGGGAAGATGTAGTCGCAGACATTCAGGAAATGGTTCTTGAGGAAAAGGTAGTTGGTTACTATCTTAAGTATCCTTGTAGGGTAAAACTTGTTGCTGATATGAGTCAGACAGAAGGTAATACTAAAGTTCCATCTAAAATTCAACTTCAACCATGGATGCCACTAAGTTCCGACAAAGTAATTCCTGTGGTTTCTGACTGGGTAGTTACAATTACTGAACCAGTGAATCAACTAAAAACAATGTACCAAGATGGAGTAGACCAGTATGAAACTAGAGAATCTCAAAGTGTTAGTTCTGATGAATCAACAGGTTCTATTAGCACAGATTGAAGAAGTAACCTGTGAAATTGGTGAACCTGACTGTAAAATGACGGAACCATTTATTTTAAGTGATGACTTGACCATGACATTACAACCTTGGTTAATCAACGTCACAACTGAAAACGTCTTTATGATTCACTCGGACAAAATCTTGACGATTACGGAACCCAATAGTAAACTGAGAGACAAATACGAGAGCCTGGTGAAGGGTTGCTAGGATTTTCAATCAGGTAGATGTATCCCATATTATTTAATCTGTTATTTTATTTATGTCGTTAAAGTTTTATACGAACATTCAATTGGTTGGAGACAATGTTCTCGTCCGTGGTTATGAAAATGGTAAGAGGGTTATGTTCAAAGATGAGTTCCAACCAACTCTCTTTGTTAACTCCAACCGAGAGTCAAAGTATAAAACACTGGAGGGAGAAAATTTAGAACCTATTATTCCAGGTTCTATTCGTGACTGTAGAGAGTTCTACAAGAAGTATGATGGTGTAGATAACTTCAAGATTTATGGTAATGATAGATATGCATTTCAATATATCTCAGAAAAGTATCCCGAAGATGAGATTAAATTTGACATTACAAAGATCAATCTGATTACGATTGATATTGAGGTTCAGGCAGAGAATGGATTCCCTGATCCAGACTCTTGTTCTGAAGAGATGTTGACTATCTCTGTTCAGGACTACACAACCAAACAGATTACAACCTGGGGTAGACATAGATATACTCCATCCCAAAGTAACGTAACTTATTACCACTATGAAAATGAGATTGACATGCTCAACTCATTCATTGCCTGGTGGAATCGAAACCCACCAGAGATTGTGACTGGATGGAATGTAAAACTGTATGATATTCCATACTTGTGTGGAAGAATCGATCGTATAATGGGACTCAAGAAGTTAAAACTTTTGTCTCCTTGGGGTATTGTGAGTCAAGAATCTGTCTTTATCAACGGTAGAGAGTTCAATACATTTGATATTGCTGGAGTCACTACTCTAGATTACCTTGAACTTTATAAGAAGTTTACTTATAAGGCTCAGGAATCTTATAGACTTGACTACATTGCAGAGGTAGAACTTGGTCAGAAGAAACTTGACCACTCTGAGTTTGATACCTTCAAAGACTTCTATCGTGGTAACTGGAAGAAGTTTGTAGACTATAACATCGTTGACGTGGAACTTGTTGACCGTATGGAAGACAAGATGAAACTGATTGAGTTGGCATTGACCATGGCATATGATGCCAAGGTGAACTATGTTGATGTGATGTTCCAAGTTCGTATGTGGGATACCATCATCTATAATTATCTCAAGAAGAGAGATATTGTTGTACCTCCTAGAGATAGAAGTGAGAAGGAGAAGAGGTACGAAGGTGCATATGTAAAACAACCTATTCCTGGTGTCTATGACTGGGTGGTGTCGTTTGACTTGAACTCCCTGTACCCTCACCTGATGATGCAGTACAACATCTCACCAGAGACCCTGGTGGAGGAGAAACATCCCTCTGCAACCATTGATAGGATCTTGAATAAAGAGATTACCTTTGAGATGTATAAGGACTACGCAGTGTGTGCAAACGGTGCAATGTTCCGTAAGGACATCAGAGGGTTCATGCCTGAGTTGATGGAGAAGATGTATGCAGAACGTAAGATTTATAAGAAGAAAATGCTCCAAGCCCAACAGGAGTATGAGAAGAAACCTACCAAACAATTAGAGAAGGATATTGCCAAATTCAATAACTTCCAGATGGCTCGTAAGATTGCATTGAACTCTTGCTATGGTGCAATTGGTAATCAATACTTCCGTTTCTTCAAACTTGCTAATGCAGAAGCTATCACGCTTTCAGGACAAACATCTATTCGGTGGATTGAGAACAAGGTAAACGGGTATCTAAATAACCTATTACAAACTCAAGACACGGATTATGTCATTGCATCTGACACTGACTCAATCTATATTAACTTTGGACCTATTGTTGATAAATTTCTTTCTATTAAGTCTGATAATAAGGTTGAGGTTGTGTCCATACTTAATAAGATCTGCGAAGAGAAGTTGGAACCTTTTATTGAGGAGTCTTACCAGGAACTTGCGACGTATGTAAATGCATATGACCAGAAGATGCAGATGAAACGGGAGAACATTGCAGACCGTGGAATATGGACAGCAAAGAAGAGATACATTCTCAACGTGTGGGATAGTGAAGGTGTAAGATACTCAGAACCTAAACTAAAGATTATGGGTATTGAGGCAGTCAAGTCATCAACACCTGCACCATGTAGGAAGATGATTAAGGATGCTCTTAAGTTGATGATGAATGGGACTGAAGATGAAGTAATTAACTTTATCGAAGACTCTCGAAAAAAGTTTAATAAGATGCGACCAGAAGACATTGCATTCCCTCGTTCAGTATCTGATGTAAAGAAACATAAGAGTCATTCAACTATCTACGGTAAGGGTTCTCC